TGATCCAGTTGCAACATCCGAATATGTATCATTCGAGCCTGTCGAAACATTGTTATATGATGTATTTGAGCCAGTGTCAACATCACCATATGCAAAGATGTCAACAGCCCCCACACTAGATGTTATTGATAAACCATCTAATCCGACAACAATATCGGTTAAAGATATGGACCCAACATTAGCGTTAAATGATTGACCGGTTAATCCTAGACCCTCTTCTACTGTCAAAGAGCCAACATTAGACGTCATACTCAAACTTGATGGTTGAGCGACAGCTCCACCTAATCCTATAATAGTTCCTTGAGCAAATGTAGCCTCTAATCCAGATGGCTGAACCACATCATTTGGTATCGTAACACTACCAATACTAGCACTAAAAGATACACCTGTTAACTGTGCCTCTTGTGAAGAGATACCTGCTGCGGTTCCTTGTTCTGATGTTATCGATAGACCAGATAATATTGCCGTCTCGTTTGGTGCTTTTGCTGTTCCCTGACTTGCGGTAAATTCTTGACCTGTTAGACCGATAGTCAGATCATTGACTGTTAAAGATCCTACAGAACTAGTCATAGATTGGCCAGTTAGTCCAACCTGCATGTCAACTACAGAAACGCTACCAAGTGATGATGTGATTGATAAACTAGTTTCTATTATAACAGGTACAAAAGCCTCTCCCTGAGAAGATGTTATTTCAAAACTTTGCGGAGTTATTATTACATCAGGAACATCAACTGAACCAATACTAGATGTGATAGATAAACCTGTTGGAAATATTGTTGCATCTTTAAGCTCACCCCACTCACCATCGTTCCAAGCCTGTGCACCCCAACCTGTTTTAAAAGTTGTGTCCTCGTTCCAATACGCCTGTCCCCAGGTGAATCGCCCCCATCCTGAAGTCGTCGACATGGTCGACCCCCTATGCTAATCTGATTATTGCTGAAGAGGAATCGTTTGTAGGAAACTCGATTTTAAATGTTCCGTTACTAGCTGTCTTATCACCACCAAAAGCAATTATACAAACAGCATCAGTTGTGCCTGAACCACCGTTAGTTGTGGTATTGTAGATCATGGCTCCGTTTGCAGTAAAAGAAGCTGATGAAAAAGTTACATCACTAAAATCTGTAAATGCGGTCGTGCTTGTTAATCCAACTCCAGTGTTAGTTAAAGTTGCACCGCCTGCAGAGTATGCAGATCCAGATGTGTTTGTAATCTCATTTGATGTTGAATAATCAGTTGTAGCTGCACCTAGAGATGCTGAACTTGTAAATAATGCAATCTTAAAAGTGTGTCCACCCGAAGATTCAAAACTGTGTTTACCTTGTAAAAGCTCTTGTTTAAAGCTTGAACATATTGCTGATGATATTGCCATAATC